GCGAGTCATGCGATGGCTTCACGGACGTTGTAACCAAGCGTGACGGTAAGAAGATATGCGAGCTTTGTTGGCTGGAGGAAAAAAGGAAAGCAAGTTGAAGCGCAACACGCAACGCAACGGTGAAAAAGATTAAGGAGGAGAAAATGGTTGAACAGGTTATTTTGGAGGATAACAAGGGGAACAGAGTTGAGTTGGGCGGTGGTAAGAAAAACCCCGTTACCAGCCCGACCCAGTTGGCTAATCAGATTGAGACGAAGGGGTAGACTATGCCCTCCCGCGCCGCCCTCATCTCCGAGAAGGAGTTACAGCAGGCCATCATCGACTATGCCAAGATGCGGGGCTGGCGTGTTTACCATACCTACGACTCGAGGAAGTCCGAGCCCGGTTATCCTGATCTCCACCTGGTCCGGGGTCCCCGGTCCATATTCGTCGAGCTGAAGAAGGAGGGGAAAAAGCCGACGGTTGAACAGGTGGCGTGGCTTGAGGCGTTGAAGGAGCCCGGGCATGAGACATATGTGTGGTATCCGGAGGACTGGTTGGGCGGGGAAGTGGAGGAGGTGCTTGATTGATGTTTACGCCCGAGGAAGAGATTGAAGCTGCGGAGGAAATAGAATCCTTAGCCCATGAAAACCGCTCCCTCCGCTCCCGCATCAGCGAGTTGGAGAAAATTAAGGATACGCAAAATGATATGGCTAAAAAGTATTACAAGTTATATCACGAACTCAAGCTTGCCGCACAAGCCGTGTGGGATATGGAGTGCAATCATCCATGCACCTTTGAGAGTAGCCCGGATGATGAACATTGCACAGCCTGCAAGGAAAACAACGTTGAGCTATTCAATCTATGCCAGGTGCTTTTTAGGAAAGGGGAGGAATGACAGCCCTTTTTAAGAAGGTCAGCCCCGATGAGGCGACGGCGTTAAACGGCCTCCGCTTCTTAAAGAAGTATCCGGGAGGCGGGAGGCTTAACATACGCGTGAAGGCGCCGGAGGGAAAAGAGGAAAAGAAGAAGGTGATAGTAGAAGCCATTATAAAAATGGGTGAGATAGAAGTCGAATAGCTAAGCCCGAAAAGTTAAAGAAAGGGCTCTCGAACCTGGTCCGCCAGGCGGGAGCCCTTCTTCTTATGAGGAGGTTGAAAATGGACACCCTAAAAAGGGGAAGGCGGAAGTTTAAACGATGGGCCGGTGCCTTCTACGATAGGCACTGGCTGAAGATCGCGGTTGTGGTGGGAATGGTTTTCCTGCTCGGAATGGGCTGGATGGTCGGCTCAACCGTATCCACCCACCAGGAGAAGCATAGAGCAGAGCGGGCCGAGAAGCGCCTCGAGGAGCTGAAGGAGCAAAACGCCGCCGAGATCCAGCGCCTTGAAGTCGAGTTCGACCTCGAGCTGGACAGGCGGATAGAGCAGGCCAGGCTGGACGCTCAGGCCGAGATGGCCGAGCAGCTGGCCGCACTCAACCAACAGCTCGAGGAGGAGCAGCAGGCCTATGCGGATCTTGAGCAAGCGCTGAACGATCTGGAGAGTACCTACCAGGAATTGATGGACACGGTCTTCGGGCCCGACTGGGATCAGACCATGCTGCCGATCACAGATCCGCTCGAGGCGACGGTGATCCTGGCCGGCCAGGCCGCATGGTACTTCACGGACAACGTGGACGAATACCTGGAATGGGAGACGTCCTGTCCGCCCGGTTACAGGCATCTGGTCAACACCGGCAGGGCGGTCCTCAAGGGCGAGCACACCTATCCGATGTCCCCGGGCTTCCGGGAGGCCTCGATCATCGCGGCGATCGGGGAGGTCATAAACGCATACCTCGCCAGGCGGAGATCTCCGCTCGCCGGCTATGGCGCCAACTTCGCCCGGGAGGGCCGGCGATACGGCATCAACCCATATCTGCTGGTGGCCCTGACCGGTAAGGAATCAACCTTCGCCACCGACGGCAGTCTGAGCCGAACGAACCATAACGCATGGGGCATGTTGGGCCCTAATAGGTTCACGAAGATGGTGGGTATCCCTTGCAATTACGGCGCGTGCTGGTGGCCTGACTGGCCCTCTGCGATCGCGGGGGCCGCCTGCTTCCTCGATTATTTTTGGCCCAACGCCCAGACCGCCTATGACTGCCGGGGCTACTGCGTGGGCAATCCGTCTTCCTGGATTCAGACGGTGGAGGCGGTGAGGAATCAGTTGGGAGGTGTGGTGTGAAGATCTGCCCCCTTTGTAAAAAGCCTATCTTCAAGGACCAGCCCAAGAGGATGGTCATGGTGAGGCGCGACAAGGCTAGGGGGGTGACGGTACATGCTTCATGCCTAAAGGACTATAGGGAGAAGAAGGAGGCTGAGAAACATGAGAGGTCTGTGGGTACTGGTCGTGGTCTTTACGTTGTTCGCCGTCGCGACCCTGGCCTACGCACTCCGGCCGAAGATCAAGAAATGGATAAACGAATACCGGTGGAGGCGGGAGACGAAGAAGCTCAAAGAGAACTGGGAAAGATTGCTCAGGGAATACAGGAGCGTCCTGATCGAATCCCTCCAGCCCACGGTAAAGGCCCTGGCGGATTATTTCGCGGAGCTCCACGAGGCTATTAAGGGAGGTGATGAAGATGACTGACGTAATCAAGCAGGCCAGGGAGATCCTGAAGAGGGAGAACACCAGCGATATCGCCGCCCGACTCCACATAAATGCTGGCGGGATCTCATCCCTCAAAACAGGTAGGCGAAATCTCACCGAGAACATGGCCGCCCGAATCGTCGAGGCCTACGACGGCAAGCCTGCTAAGCCTGCGAAGAAGTCTCCGCCCAAGAAGCCCAAGACAAAGAAGCCTGCTGCGAAGAAGGGTAAGGGCGAAGAAGCCAACCAGACAAAGTCCATCCCCGTCGACGACTACATAGGCACCCTAGAGAGGTTGCAGGGCTTGGAGGCGATCGTGAAGATGGCCGAGGAGGCCGTATCTAAGGTGATGAAGGAGACGACCATACCGGCCTTGAATGAGCAGATCCCGCCGATGGTGGAGAAGCTTGTGGATAAGCGCATTGAGGCTCTGGGCCTCATGCCAGGATATCGGGAGGACGTCATAACCCTGGACGAACGCATAGACAAAGCGATTAGGAGAATATTGGATGCAAAAGAAATTATACCCGCAGAAGTTGAACCCATATCCGAACCGATGGTGGAGGAGGTTGGCCCCTCCGAGATGTACAGCGGCAGGGCGGCCCTGGAGACGATGATGGCGATGGAGGAGGCTGAAAAGAAACGGCCCTGGTGGAGGCGGTCGAAGAAGTGAAATACCTAAACCGCTTCATCTACGCTTGGGGCTGGCTGTGGCTTATCCTGTGCGCCCTGGTGGCCTACGACGTCATCGACGGGATGATAAGGCGGTGGAGGGAGGGGAGGTATGTTTAGGCCCCCGCGTATGTTTCTCAAGTGGTATGAAGAACTCTGCTACCAGATCTACATGTATAAGGAGAAGTTCGAGGCCCCGATCCGCAGGACAAAGAAGATGATGGGTTCGACGCCCATGAATGACATGGGTGCAGTGGATCTGAAGGAGGAAATAGACAAGGTTCTGCGTACCCAGGAAAGGCGGATAACCAAGTACCTGGCCGAGGGGGAGGACCTGAAGAGAAGCATCGACAACGTGTGCTATGATCAATCACGTAAGATTAGAAAGTTCTTCGAGGGCAAAAAGGGCAGAGACCAGGATTATAAAAGCCGTACTGGTTATCCGGACAACATGGGGGTGGAAGGGTGATGAAAGAAGTATTTAAGTGTGTAGCGTGTGGTGGTATCTTCCCTATCGGCCAGCATGAAGTAGTTGCACTTGATGAATATCATCCAAGCAGGAATGAATTTATACCAAAACAGGTACTTGCATGTAGTAATTGCGCGGTAAGATATTGGCATGAACATGAAGAACCAGAAGAAAGGCATGAGGCGATACAGAGGGATGTCGACCGAATTGAAGACCTTTAAAATTTGAACCCTTCTAAAATAATATCCTACCTGCAATTATACCCCATATTTTGACATTTTCCGCGAGTCTGTTATGCTATACTTGCGAGCAAAGAGTGACCACAGAGCCCCGCGAGGGGCATTTCTTTACTAACGCAAAGGGCGCAAGGGCATACAAAAAAGGGGTAGCAAAATGGAAATCTTCTCGGTCAAGATAGGAGACCTAACTCCAGCGGATTATAACCCTCGGCAGATGACGGAAAAGCAGGCCGAGGACCTCAAGGAAAGTATCAAGCGCTTCGGAATCGTGGACCCCCTTGTCGTGAACTCCTACCCAGGGAGAGAAAACATAATCATCGGGGGAACCCAGAGATGGAAGATCGCCAGGGAGCTCGGGCACAAGAAGATTGACGTCGTTTACGTATCTCTCGACGAAGAAAAGGAAAGGGAATTAAACCTCCGCTTGAATAGGAACCTCGGCGAATGGGACTGGACGCTCTTGACCGAATTCGATTCAGATTTACTTCTCGATGTGGGATTCCTTTCCAGAGAGCTTGAATCCATGTTCCATCTGGATTTCGACCCGGAGAAGGAATGGGAAGGGATGCCGGAATTTATGCAAGACGACCTCAAGCCTTTCAGGACCATCCATGTTCACTTCGAGGATCAAAAGGCCGTTGGTGAGTTTGCGAAACTGGTAGGGCAGAAGATCACCGAGAAAACGAGATTCATCTGGTTTCCAGAATTAAAAAGAAGGAAATTGATAGATAAAAGGTACGTTGAAGAGCCCTAGATATCCGATTTATGTCATATCGAAAGGACGATGGGAAAGCCGGTTAACGAGTAAAGCACTAGAGAAGATCGACGTACCCTACCATATCGTTATTGAACCCCAGGAATATGACGATTACGCCTCCGTGATCGACCCCGAAAAGATATACGTTTTGCCCTTCAGCAATTTGGGGCAGGGCTCGATTCCTGTTCGTAACTGGGTCTGGGAGCACTCGATTTCGATTGACGCGGAGCGGCACTGGATACTGGATGACAACATCCGTGATTTCTATAGATTGAACCGCAACCAACGAATCAGGGTATCATCGGGAGCTGTTTTCAGGGCTGCGGAAGACTTCGTAGATAGATACGAGAATGTAGCCCTCGCCGGATTTCATTACAAGATGTTTGCGACGGATAGGGAGAAGCACCCCCCCTTCATAATCAACAGACGCATATATTCCTGCATTCTGATAAAGAACGACATCCCCTATAGGTGGCGCGGGCGGTATAACGAGGACACGGATCTATCTCTACGTGTTCTTAAGGATGGCTGGTGCACTATCCTCTTCTATGCTTTTCTGGCCGACAAAATGGCGACCATGACGATGAAGGGCGGCAATACCGAGGATCTATATAAGCTGAAAAACGATGACGGTAGATTGAAGATGGCACAGTCACTACAGAATCAGCATCCGGACGTCACGGAAATCAAATGGAAATGGGGCCGTTGGCAGCACGTGGTCGATTACCGTCCCTTTAAAAATAATAGGCTGATAAAGAAATCGGATGTGATTATTTCCGAGGGCGTAAACGATTACGGGATGGTCTTAAAAAATGCTTAAAGCGATTAGGTATATCCGCCGGTTATTTTGCCCCCATCTAATAGTGAAATATCACCGCTGCGCCCTATGCGATCTAGCCTTCTGGGAGTGTAGGACCTGCGGCAAGTTGAAGGCCATAACCGAGAAAGCTAAGAAGGCATGAGATGGCTAACACGAAGTACCGAGAAGAATACATTAAACTCGTCCGCTGGATGGCCCGAGCCGGACTCACAGATAAGGAGATCGCCGAAGAGATCGGCATACAGCGCTCTACCCTGAACAATTGGAAGAAGCGATACCCGGAATTCGCGGAGGCCTTGAAACAGGGGAAGGACGTCATCGACGACATGGTGGAGGATGCCCTTTTAAAGCGAGCCCTGGGCTACGAATATGAGGAGACCAAGATTATAGCGGAAGATAAAAAGGTCAAACAGGTTGTGAAGACCAAGAAGTCATTCATCCCGGATACCACCGCCCAGATCTTCTGGCTCAAGAACCGCAGGCCCGATAAGTGGCGGGACAGGCGGGATATCGAACATGCGGGCAATATAAACCATAACATTCGGGAGGAGTCCAAGCGTGAGCTCATCAAGGCGCTCACCGAAGATAAAAAGTTGGCTGGAAGAGCTCTCCCGGTCCTCCTTGAGATCGCTGGATCTAACGGACGTAGAACAGGTAGCGCGGATAACTGAGGCCGCCTGGTCGATACAGAGATTCGCCGAGACGTACCTGCCCCACCACTTGATCGACGAGACCACCGGGGAACATGTGCCCTTCGGCCCCCATCACCTCGAGCTGTTCGACCTGGTGGAGGATGAGGAGATCGGTAAGCATATCCTCCGGGCAGAGCCCAGGGAGCACGGCAAGTCGACCGTCATGGATCTCATTGTCGTTCTGTGGTGGCTGGCCACGAAACGCAAGCACTTCATAACCCTGGTGGCCGATACCTCCTCCCAGGCCGAGGGACAGCTGCATTCGGTGATCGAGGAGATCGAGGACAACGACCTGCTATTGCAGGACTTCCCTCACCTTCAGCCCGCGCTCGATCGCAAGCGGCAATACGTCAAGTGGACCGACCGGGAGATCGTCAACGAGGCCGGACAGGTCGTGGCGGCCGTGGGGGCGGGTAAGTCCATCCGCGGCCTGAAGCGAAGGCAGTACCGTCCCGACGCGATCATCATAGACGACCTCGAGAACGACGAGAACGTGGCCACCAAGGGGCAGCGGGATAAGCTCGAAAAGTGGCTGTTGAGCACGCTGCTCTCCCTGGGCGGTAAGGGTTGCGACTTCTACTACATCGGCACCATTCTCCACCACGACAGCGTAATGATGCGGGTGGTGAAGACGGAGAAGGCCAACCGGGAGTTCGGCGAGCCGCCCGTCTGGAATACCAAGATCATGCCTGCGGAGGACGAGAAGGGCAACCCGCTCTGGCCCGAGATGTGGCCGAGAGAGAGGCTGGACGCCAGGCGACGGGTGATCGGCTCCATTGTCTACGCCCAGGAGTTCCTTAACGATCCATCGCAGAGGGAGGGCAAGCTGTTCAAAGAGGAATGGTTTATGTGGTATCCGCTCGGGAAGAGGCCCGACGGGTTGGACGAATATATGGGGATAGACCCCTCGGCAGGCGAGAAGGAGCAGTCCGATTATATCGGGATAGCTCAGGTCGGGTTGGATTCGCAGGGCCGCTTTTTCCCCGGTCGGATCATCGAGACCAAGATCACCTTCAAGCAGATGGTGGACACGTTGATCGCCATGGGCGAGCATATCGGTCCGGTGAAGATAGCCGTCGAGACCAACTTCTTTCAGAAGGTGCTCAAGCAAGAGGTAGACCGCCGCAACAGGGAGGAACGGAGATACCTTCCCTTTTCCGAGCAACAGACCATCAGGGACAAGGTGACCCGCTTTCTCTCACTCTCCGCCCTGGTGGAGGCCGGGCTGCTATGGCTCGAGGAGAATAACCCGGAGCACAGCAAACTGGTGGACCAGATGCTTGAGTTCCCGGACGGCGCCCACGACGACCTGATAGATGCTTTCGACTTCGCCGTCCAGGCCGCCCGCCACCCCGTGGCCGGCCACTTCACTGACACCAAGAAGGAGGGCGGGAAAAAGCCCGTCACCGCCGGTATGAGATCAGCTAGATTTTAGGAGGTCCTATGAAGCTCGGGCCGCTTAGCATATCGCGCTCGAAAACCCAGGAGTTCTCGGAGAAGGAACCGGAGACGGGCAAGGAGTTCGGCCACACCGGCACCACCAACTATGGCGGGATCCTCACCGACATAGATTATAACCGTGACTGGTCATCCGGCTACGGCTCGAAAAAGTGGACCACCATAGACGAGATGCGGCTCTCCGACGGTCAGGTGAAGGGGACCTTGAAGTATTGCAAGGAGCCGCTCATGGCCGCCAACTGGGACGTCGAGCCCGCGTCAGATGATAAGCGGGACAAGGAGATCGCCGACTTCTGTGCCTGGAATCTCTTCGAGGGGTGCAAACAGGAATGGGAGTACATACTCAGGCACTTCCTTTTAGCCCTCGACTACGGCTACATGGTCTTCGAGAAGGTCTGGGCCTTCGATAAGGGGACCGGTAAATACTATTGTGCGAAGGTGGCGCCGCGCCTGCCCTCGACGATCTTCAAGTGGAATGAGGATAAGTACGGCGACCTGGAGAGCGTCGAGCAGATAGTCACGTCCAAGGCGGTACAGCCCATGCCCGCCGACAAGCTCATCCACTTCGCCATCGAACAGGAGGGCGGGAATTACGAGGGGATAAGCATACTCCGCTCGGCCTACAAGCACTGGAAGATGAAGTTGGCCTACGAGAAGATCTCGGTCATGTCCTACGAGCGGTTCGGGATGGGCGTACCCCACTTTAAGGAGCCTGAAGGCCCAAGTGAAG